ACGGCTCGGGGCGGGTGTTCAGTGACAGTCGGGCGTTCATGGGCGGTCTCCTTTGCGGGGCAGTTCCAGGGCCTGTGCACGGCGGGCGCGGATGCGGCGGTTGAGTTTTTCGAGCGCGGACGGTGGCAGCTCCCGCAGGATCTGCATTGCGATCGCGCGCCCCAGGGCGTTAGAATCAAATGCGTTGGTGTTTGCTTTCATCTGCTTACTCCTTCATGGCTCCCGGATGCTTGGCGGTATCGGGAGCCGCTTCATTTCAGGCCGTTCGGCCCGGTTCAATCTCGATCAAATATCCAGCACTTCACGGTCTTTTCCTGCTCGGTGATCTTGCTGCGTACCGAGCGGTTGGACTCAATAAACTTGCGGGTCTTACTGGTGCGCAGCAGGTGTTTCAGCGTGCGCATATCGGGGGCGCGCAGTTTGAACTCGCCACACCAGCGTTCGAATTCCTTCAGGTTCACGGCAATTTGTTTGGCCTCGGGGCCGAAGTGGTTCAGTTTGGGCTTGGTGATATCGCCGGTGCCTTCGATGTAGTCGAACGCCTCCCAGAACTCCGTCACCATCGGGTGGTCCGCATTCAGCGCGGCCTGGCGTTCCTTGGCCATCTGCACTACAAACTTGCGCGCCTCGGCGATGATCGGCTCTGGCAGCAGGCCAAGGCCTTTCTCGCCCAGGCAATCGACCAGGGCCATCAGCTGGCCGTGGTTTTTGGCGATACGCACCATGCGCACATCAGGCAGGTTGCTCAGGTGGCTCTCGTAGTGGATAGCCGCCTGGTTGAAGATATCCATCAGTTGCTGCTCGGCGCGGGTGGCTTGCAGCAGGAAGCCACTGACCTGTTCCATGGGCACTCGTTCCAGCCACTCGGCGGCCACTTTGGTTTGTGGAGTTTGGCGTTCGCGGGTCAGGGTGATGTGCAGAATACGGCTCAGGATCGCCTCACTGGCTTCGACCTGCGCGTTCTGGCTGATCATAATTGCACCACGAAAGGGCGGTTCACGTGTTTCGCTGCCGGCGGTTTTAACGCCGAGGCTACGAATGGCACGTCCGTTGTAGGCGGTTTTCAGCTCGTCCCAGTCGAACTGCCCCGCTTTGCTTTTGTCGATGCTTTCGCGGTCAGCCTCGATCAGTACCACCGGCAGATTGCTGACCTGCTCAAACTGGCGGTAACGGCCCACCCTGGTTGCTTTGCTGGGATCAAACCCTTCGTAATCTTCACGGCCTAACAACTTCCACATGAATTCAAGCAGAGTGGATTTACCGGCCCCGGCTTCGCCTACCAGCTCAAAGAAGGGGTAGGACTTGTGTGCGGCACGGATCTGTTCCGCAAACACGCTGCCCAGCCAAAAGGCGCTTGCCACCACCCCGGCACTGCCAAACGCCTGTGATACCTGGCTGGCCCAGTGCGGGTTGTACTCGCTGGTATCGGTGTTAACGTAGATCTCGGGTGCTGGTGCCAGCGTCTTGATCGATAACTTGCCGAACTGAAAAAAGTCTTCATCGTTGATTGCCACGTTTTTTCCATCCTTTATTGCTTGCTCAGTGAACAGATACACGCTGTGTTCCTTGGTGTAGCCGATGTAATCAATGGTCTCGACGGTGCGCAGACCAATCATTTGATCGTGCACAATGCGGTCAAGCTGCTTGGTACTGCCGGTAAATTGGGCGCCTTTGATGTTCATCAGGCGGTTTTTGAACTCGCCTGCAGTGGTGATCTGTTTGGGTGTCATTGCGAGCTGGTGGACCGCCTCATCCGGTGTCTCAATGCGGTAGTAATAGGCGCTTTCGTCCGTGGTCTGGTTGCGCTGGAAATACAGCGGGCGTGGCACGGCGTTGCAGATGTGGGTTAGTACACCGGCCTTTTTCAGGACGTCTTCGCGCTCCTTGGGTGTCAGGCTGGCGGCGTTTTCGGCATCACACATCCGCATCTCGCGGTCATGGGCATTCATATCCAGCTTCCACCACCAAATCTTGCCGCCAAAATCAAACCAGAACTCGCGCTGTTCGCGCTGTTTGTACATCAATAGCGCTTTCTCGCCGGGGCTCTTGGCCAGCAGCAGATCGCCGTAGTAGCGGTACTTGTCCAGATCCTTTGTGCCCAGGCGGTCCAGCTGCAGCAGGTCGTTCCAGTCGTAGCGGCGGCCATCCATCATCGGAATCTGGGCCGCTTCGCAGGGCCAGCCACCGGCCTCGGCACGGTCGCGGTGCTTCAGCGTGGCCTTGCGGCCGGCGTGATCACCGTCCTGCGCCCATACAAGCGTGGGCAGCTTTCCGCCGGCGGGGACTTCTTTGCGGATCGACTCCAGCAGCTGGTCGATATAGTTGGCCGAGCTGAGGTTCGACACCGCTGTAATACCCACATGCATGAACGCGATCGCGTCGAAAATGCCCTCGGTAATCCAGATCTCTTTGGCCTCGGCCAACTCCTTCACGGTCAGGATCGGCGGCACCCAGGCCTGCCCCTTATAGGGACCGATAATGCGCGCCTTTTGTTTGCCGAAGCGCTGCGGCTTGTCGAGCAGACGTTCCCAGTGGCCGTTGGGCAGGGCGAAGCGCACGGTGGTGGTGCCCTGGTTGATGTCGTGATCGTGGTAGTACTCCTGGGTGTACCAGCCACGGATGCGCATCAGGTCAAAGCCGCGGCCGTCGCGCAGGTAACCGTCTGCCACGGCGGTGGGGTTGGCCTGCCGCTCGGCTTCATCCTTCGGGGTGTAGCGCTCGGTCCAGCTTTCGAACAGCTCCGGGAACAGGTCTTTCACATGGTGCTGGGCACCGCAGCGGTTTTCACGGCCGCACTTGATCATCCAGGGCGCGTCCGCATTGGTGAACGCTTCAGGCTGGTTGCAGGTGGGGCACTCGATCTTGCTGATGTACTGCTTAACCACTTTGCCCTTGAGCTGCTTTTCCAAGCGGCTAACGATGTCGTCACGCAGTTGTGGGTTCATGCCTGCTCGCCTTGTACTGCATCGTCCTGGAGGAGGTCGTCTATATCCATCTGCTTGCTGTTTTCGCGCTCGATCGCCGCTTGGCGAATGGCCGCGTCAGCCAACGGCAGGTCGATCTCGGGGTTGGGGCAGCCTGATGGACTCATTGAGTGGGTGATCTCCATCTGGCCACGGAACGTCGCGCCACAGCCCACGTTGGTGCATTGCAAATAGGTGGACCGCAGCAGGGGATGCATGGCCACTGAGTTGCGCACACGCAGGCCGTGATGGCAGTGCGGGCACCGAAGTTTGTAGACGCTTCCGCTCATGGTGGAACTCCTTGTTAAACGTCCATACCCTGCTGTTTGCCGATAGGTATCTCGATGGCAAAGGCCGCATTCGCCTTCTGGGCGGCGATGCGCTTGATGGTCGGATCTTTGATGCGGTCGATCTGAGAGAGGGTGTTGATCAGCTGCCGTGCATCCTGGCTTTCTTTGATGGCGAAGCCGTCTGTTTCGTAGTGGTGCAGGGCGTCATCCCATTCGGAGTGCTTGGCTTCCAGCCAGTCGGCGGCGTCATGGTTGCCTTTGCCACGAATATTCTGTGGATTCAGGGTGTTTAGATAGGCTGTTACCCGGTCAATTCGGATGCATAGGTGGGTCGGATTTCCCTGTTTTAGCTGCATTTCACCACATTTGAATGTGGTGATTTCTGCGCCTAAACGCTGCCACAGATAGCTCTCAGGATTGAGTTTCCGGCGTTGTCCCTCCCATTGCGCACCGACCTGTTCAACGATCGGCTTCAGCGGCACACGCTGATGACCGTCTTCACAGTCGATCACCGGCAGGATGGCATCACCAAAGGCGATGGAAATATGGATAGGGCTTTTCATGGCGTTACTCCTTCTCGTCTTCAAACTGGCGGGCGGTTTCGGATACATGCTGGGCGGCCTGGCTCAGGCGCATAAAGCGTTCATTGAGGCGGGCACGCTCTTCGGAGTCGATCTTCCCGTCGGCCAAGGCGTCTTCCAGCTCCTCGATAACCGCTACTGAACGGCTCATCAGGCAGGTACTGCTGCTGAGTACATCAAGGTCAGCCGGTGCGGTGGGCACCTCATCGGGGCGGAACCATACGGCGTCACCCTCTGCACCCAGTGCATCAAGAATGCGGGCATCCTTGGTAATGCGCAGGATGTGTGCAGCCTCTTCCAGTGTGAGCAGGTGGGTGTCCACATTGGGGTTCAGCTTTTTTTGCAACGTGCCCAAAGGTTTGTTGAGCAACGATGCCAATACCGGCAGGCCACCGGGGTAGTCATGGGCCGCGTGGTAGCAGGCCATCAGCGGGCTGAGAATGCCGCCGTGGTCGGTGTGTCGCTTTTTCATGGGTATGTCCTCATGCCTGTTGATCGGGACAGCGCCCCGTGGCAGGCGTGGGTAGTGGCCGTAGGTTAAGAGGCAGTCGCCGTGTCGCGGGCTTCAATCGCCTCGTTGATCAGCAGGCGCGCCATGCTGGACTTGGTGCGCACCTCGTCTTCGGCCAGTGCATTCAAGCGGGCAAGCTCGTCAGGTTTCAGCACCACTGAAACCATCAGCGGTCGCTTGTTAGGTCGATGAGTGGCAGTTGTGGCTTTCATGGGTATAATCCTATTAACTGTTAATAACGGTTATGAACGGAATCAGGGCAAGGAGCTGTTATGCGCGATGCGATATTTGAGTATCTAAAGCGTGAAGGAAACGCTTCATTTGTAGCGATGGATCGGGATATCCCGGGCTTTCGAGGCGTTCTCGAACTTAGCTTCGGTCCCTGTCCCGAGCTGATCGTCTG